CTGCCTGTTGTGATAGTCTATTGACAATATTGATGTATTCTTGTGATAATTGCTTAATAATTTCTAAACTTTCAGGAAAGAATCTAATCTTTACAGTGATAGATTGCATGGACGTCACCTCCGTTCTTTTTTATAATAATAAAATATATCATATTTTAGTTATAAAAATCAAGTTTTTACCAACTTATCCTGCCACAATTCATCCCCATGCCTAAAGGCAGGGGCTTTCTTGCGGTAGATGTTGTAATTGAACTATCAAGTACAAACGAATTTCTAATTTGAATTGAGTTAGCAATTATCGCACCATCTAAATCGGCCCAAAATTGATTCACCCAATTCGGATTTTGCGTTGTTCCAATATTTTTTGAATTGCAAAACCTTTTGTGGCATTCAATAAAGACTTCTTGTTTCCTTATCTTTACTGACACATCCAACAACAGATATTAAAAGTAATATATATAATATTACTGCATTATTTATCGTTAATATTCTTCTGTTTTCTGACTTATCTTTTGTTTTCAATTCCATTTCCCTTTTAGCCCAAAGCATTTAAATCATCCTCCCTTTGATTTACATCTTTCGAAGCAAAGGGAGGACTTTCCTGTGGAACGTGTGTTTGCAAAAAGAAGTCCCCTCTCTTGTTAAAAGAGAGGGGATGTGATTTACAGTATGCCTTTTGTGTCAATATAGAAGGAAAAACCTTTGCCATTAATCATCAAATGAAAGAGTAAGTTTTCTGTGCCCTCATCAACTTTAGACTTTCTAATAGTTCCAGTTACGGTCGTTCCTGCTTTTACAGGAGAAGAAAATTCATTCTTTTCGGCAATAGTACCAAATACCTGATATTTTTTTCCTTCGACGTTCCAATTGGCTCCTAAGCCATTAAAATCATAACGCACTTGAATATCTTCACTTGAGTTATTAATAACTGTAACGTTAAAATCTGTAGAATATTCTCCAAGCGAGACAGAGTTTACTGTTACTGATATATTTCCGTTTGTTACAGTTATAGGAAGTTTTTTGAATTCCTTTATTGAATTATTATTCGAAATGTCTGTTGAAGAATTATTGTCATTTGATAAAGTTGAACTTGAGTTTGTATTATCCAAACTTACAACCCCACTTTTATAATCAACATTATATCCTGTAACATTCCCAATGTCGCGCACAGGCAAATAGGTTTTATTATTAATTACCACAGGCTTTTCAGATAATGATTTTTCTTGTCCATTAACAACAATTTTAAGATTAGTTACTTTTGCTAACAAATCAGTATTTGCAGCAAAAGTAACTGAACCTATTGAAAGCGTCACTCCAAAAAATGTCCCCAAAATAAAAGACAACATTCTTTTTTTCATATAATACATCTCCTCTATAAGTCAATTTTTATTTTTAACTTAAATTAATTATATTAATTTTTAGAGGAAATGTCTACCTTTTAAGCGAAATTATACGAAGAACCAGAAATATTTATTGTATCAGTTGCAGACAAATTAACATTTCCATTAATGTTTATATCCCATCCATTCGTAGCATTAAGTGAAATAGAACCAGCAATTTTATGTGTTAGAATAGCATCATTACCATTTTGAGTAATCTCAAATTTTGTTCCACTACTATGTTCTAATTTGATAATTCCACTTTGAGAGTAGATGGTAATACCTTCGTCTCTATATAAAATAGAACGTTCTGAACCCGTTGAGCGTGCATAAGATTTTAACTCAAGTCCTTCTGGTGGTTTAGCGATTACTGCTTTACCTGATAATAAAGTAACATTATCGCCAAGCCCCAAATAAATGACAGGGTAAGCTGAATCTCCATCTCCCTCAAAAGTCATTTCTATTTTTGTTTTTTCGTCCATTGGATATTTCATTACAGGCCAAGAAGTCACTTCTGTTGTCATTAAACCACTTTGAGTAGAATTAACCCAATATAAAGGTCTTCCATCTGGCAAAGTAGCTTGAGTCCCTGAACCATTTACTCTACCAGTTATCCACTTAGCCGAATTTTCTTGGATCGTGATATAATTTGACCATCCAGATAAAGCCGCATTTGTGAGGGTTGACAACTTGCCTGCAACTAAATCACTGATGAACCCCATTTCGGCTGTTACGATATTAGCACTCAACAGTTCGGCATAGATTGCACCAGCACCAATAATGTCAAAATTATTTAAAAATATTTTACCAAGATCGGTATCAATTAACACTTCTCCTGCTGGACCAATTAATTTTGCGCTCTTTGCTTTCAAATGACCGTTCATCGTTACACTAAAAGGAGCCTCATCAAATTCCTCAGAGCCAAACCACATACCGTATTGGGGGAATAACTTCATTACCCCTCCCATACCATCACGCAAGATGATATAGGCTCCTTCGATACCGCCACCTGTCACAAATGAGTTTTCGATTTCAATCCCTTTAGCATGGACGATCCCCTGCAAATCAGCCCAGAAAACGTCCACCCAATTTGGATTTTGTGCTGTTCCCGTGTTTCTTTGAATCACAAATCCTCTTGTGCCACTCATATTCGAGCGATACATATTATCGCTTCGTGTGGCAGTAATACCTGATATGTAATCGATAATGACATCATTGAAATAAGCGCCAAACTGCACCGACGAGTACTTAATCGAATCATTGATAGCATTAACGATATTTACTACTTCATCATAATAAGCTTTAAACTTACCAATAAACTCATTCCGATCAATAATCGATGTTTCATCCATGTTGGCTAACAAAGGGTTCAAATAAGCCATTAGGGTATTATACGCATTCGTAAAGTTCGTTGGGTCAATCCGAATTGTATTATCCCTAGTGGTTGTAGCATAAGCCTGTGCTTGCGCTAAAAGCTTCTGATATTCAGATTTTATCCGTTCACGTTCACCAAGCACCTGAAGCTTTTCAATGGCAGTTAATTTCCCATCTGTAATGATGTTTTCAAATTTGCCGATGTCCATGTATTTTGTATAACTGTCAAGAAGAAGTTCATTGGTATCACTGACTATCTTAAGTCTTTTCGTCGTCATGTCTTCTGAATATAATAAACCCTCATTATCAACGTAGAACTTATCTTTATACTCAATACCATTCCATTGTTGAATCTTAAATCCAACTTCTGAGTTCATTATAATTTTATTTATAATCCTTGCATCTGGATCATCAGAAGCATAACGGTTAACAATAATGCCATATAAATCAGGGTTTTCTTCATACAAGCCCAATTTCATAGCTATACGACCATGTCGGTCAGTGATTGTGGTTTTTGGGCCTTCTGTCATCCAAATGCCATCTGCATCACCAATAGTTACACGCTGTCCAAGGATCAGCTTCCCTAAAACCATTTCAGCAATGAGTCCATCGGCTGTGATGGCTGTCTCAAATTTTTGCCCCCCGCTCCTCGTAAGCCCCAATGCTCCGTTCGTGAGTCTCATAAACCTTAATGGATCATCTTTTTCGGTAATCGTAATCCCCTTATCATCAATGGTCACGCATTGGTTAATCGCCATATTAATCTGATTCGTTGTCTTATCCCAAAAGTTTTCGAAAATCTGGCTAAACTCACTGGTATCCACAACTGCCTGAGTCCATTTTGATGATTCTAAGTCGATTGACGTAACTTTATTTTTTACATTAGCAAGATATTTTTCTAGCTTTTCTCTACCAGTTGTTAAATCTTTGAAATTGGCAATTGTAAGCTTAATAGAGCCTTTCTCATAATCGAAATCCATTGCGATTATTTTAGCTTCAATCTTCATATCAAAAGGCTCATACTTAACAATAATCTTATCGCCCAAATAAAGTTGATCCCAGACACGTTGTTCTTCCAATATCTCCATAAAATTTACAATATCAATTTCTAATGACAACTGAGGGATCTTTAATTCTTCAAATTTCTTTAAAGCAGCTTCATACAAATCCTTATCTTCGATATATTTTTCATCCGTAAATTCTTCATGAAGAATATAGCTATCTAATTCTTCCCATTGTTCTTGAGTAAAGTTATTCTCAACAGATAGTAAGTCACGAATAGCATCAATTTGAGAATTCACACTATTTATTTGACTTTGTACTAGCGCAATTTCTGCCTTTTTAGCAGCAATTTGCATCTCTTTATTATCAAAACTATACTTTTCGATAATCTTGTTTTCATTTCCCGATGTGTTATATTCTTCTTGACTGATATTTGCTATTTGAATAAAGACTCCACTGTTTCCCGAACCCGAAAGTCCGAGAGTGACATTTGTATACTCTCCGATTGGTCCTGTTATACTAAGCTTCTTAGCTACAACCCATGTTCCACTTACTATAAAACATGACTGTCCATCAACAGTAAACGTCTTGCCTGTAATATCATCGACTTTAATTGAAACAGCGTAATTATAATTGTTCTTCAATTTGTATGTGAAACTAACAGGGGAGCCTGTATAATTAAATTTTTCAAGGTACATCATAATATCTGTACCAATTTGCTGAACATTACGTATTTCGTTAATTGCTTTTAATTCATTTTCTAAATCAGCAAGTTCAGCATTTTTGGTTGCCAATTCAGACATGTAATTATCTAATTGTGCAACTAAGTTACCGAATATTCCTTTATTTTCTTCGACCAATTCCTGATAATCCAACAGAGCATTACAAAGACTATCACTCATGTAATAACTATGACTTATTACATTTTTATTTTCATCTCGTTCAAAAGGATAAAGCCAATATGTATAATCCTCAATATAAACCTGTCCTGTTGGATTTATCCTTTGAATACCCAAGTTATCTTTGCCTTTTGGAATTAATCTTGTGACAACCCTCTCTGCGTCGTATTCTCTATCTATGCTCTTCAAATATCTTTTATAAGAAATAGTACCCAATCTATTTATTCCATGTAATTCAGGTTTAACCATTCTAAAAGTCCGATTGTCCGTAGCCCATTCAATGATCGCGTTATAAGTTTCTGCAACAGCATATATGGCTTCCAATAAGGTATTATTGTTAAATTCAAATGAACGATAAGTTAATTCAAAATCGGCGTCAATATACTCTATTGTCCAAGTCGCACTTAAGGATAAAATATCATTCAACACTTCTCTAGCGTTTTTAGCATCTTCTGAATAACCTGAAATAATTTTGTCATTAAGTTCTTGTGGCAAATATAAGGCTTCAATTTCCTTTGTGTCACCATTATCATCCATCGTATCTTTTATTTTAGTAATAATGTACCATTCTATTTTACTACCAATAACAACTTTAAGATGGTATCGTTCTTTAATTAAATCCACATTATGATTACGTACCAATTCATTATTAATGTCAACATAGAAGGGTAACTTAAAAGAGAACCTATACAACTCCGTTAAAGATGGGCGTCTTTGTACTTCATACGCTTCACTTATTTTAGAGATAATTTCACGATTTGGCTTGCAAAGAAATATTTTAGGTTTTATAGGCTTCAAATTATAATCAATATCCCCTAACATTTTGACCCCCCTTCCGTATTAAATTAATTTAAATTGATAACGAAATTGAATTCTCGCACTTCCATTCACCCGAAACACATTTTCTCCTACTGGTAAATTCAAATAATTATCATTGAAATTCAAATAACGATAAGTTGCCGCTAAATCTGTTTCAATATATTCCCGCTCATTATTTACATAAACCGTCTCATTATTGTTTAATCCAGTGAATTTGAATTCTTCATTGTTGTTTGAGATATTAACTAACGAGAAATCTCCTGCTCCCTTTTTGGTTATCCATATCTCAGGTTGACAGAATGTATCTCCTTTATTGTCAAACACGATTACTGGTTCAAATTCAAAAGTAATACTCGCCAATATAGGTTTATCATTTATATTTTTTGTTTTTAAAAACGCTCTAAATTTTAAAGCAGCATTTTTTAAAGGGGAACTAGGCAAAACATCAGGTATTGTTCCGCCTTGAGTGCACTGTTTCCAATCCGTCCAATCATAACCACCATCATAAGAAACGCTCGTATAAATCTTTAAAGACGTATTCTCAGTACCCGTTTCTGTCCATGTAACTTTACTAATCGCTCCATCGCCATCTAAAGAAAAGGGAATAGGCGAGGATTCGTAATAGCCCCCCAAACCCGATACATCAACCCACGTTGTCATTTAACCACCTTATTCGATTTTCCCAAAGTTTTTAAAATAAGCTGCTGTACCTGATTCCTGCCATTTCACAATTTTGTAAGTTACCCAAACCACCTGATTATCAGATGTTGCAACACCGTCCGTTGTAGCCCATGTAGGTTCAGAAACACTTGAAGTCCCAGGAACCGTACAAAGATAAAAACGATTATTAGAAACTGTTGGGAAAACTATGTCATTAATGTTGTAGTACTTTGAAGGTTGCCATACTGATCCGTTCTTCGTATCATCTGTAATTGTTTGTGTGGCAACTTTAAAATCAGGATGAAGAAAACCGCTTTTACCAGATTGAACACAAGTGTAATAATGACCATTATCGTTAACTGGAACAACTACATCTCCAACATTATAATTTTTCAATGACTCCCATTTTGGGGCAGCTTTCCCTGCGCGAATATTTACAGCCCCAATATAACCACCAGAAACGGGAGTTTTGTATAATACCTGCCTATGTAGAGGCCAATCACCACTTGTTGGAATAGCATCTACATAAATGGGAATATTGTCGGCAATCTTTTGGAAATTGGATGCTAGATCCATAATCGTTTGATAAATGTTATCATTAATATCAGGCTTAACTAGTTCAAGGTTAGAAGTTATCTCAGACATTTATATCCTCCTTTCATTAAGGGTTTTCATATAAATCACGCCAAGTCCAATTTGGAGGTATATCACTCCACTTTTTTAATCCTGAACTTAAAGTGATCTGATTATTACTATTCAAAACTACACCGCCATTCAAATCTCCACCTGAAAAATTGGATTTCCCAATCACAAGCGGACTTTCATCCCAGTCATAAATTTCTGAAGTTGTTAGAGGAGAATAAGCATATGCATCATTGCACCGAAAATTAAGAGTAATATACCCTTCTTTCATGCAATTGTGTAAAAGAAGAGGCTCATTAATATACAAACAATAAAAAATCTTCTCTGGATCGTCAGAGAAGATTAATGGAGCATAATATTTTGGCTCTAGTAGCCATTGACGCACTTCGCGTAGTTTTTGCTCTGTCCACGAGCCATCAAATGCAAATGTTACGCTAATTTCCAAAGGTTCTTTTTTAACTTGTTTAAAGTATGGCTTATCTCTACCTCTAACAGTTTCTTCAATAATAGTTTGAGGAGCACCAAAGTATTCTTCTTTCATAACTCCAGTGTCCACATTCACATTCATGATATTATAATTTTTACTTGAGATTCCATTAAAGGTAAAATATAAAGATTCCTTTATTGTAATAATAACCACCATCCGAATAAAATAGAGGGGCATTGCCCCTCTATAAATTAAATGCGTATACCTTTACGATTTAAACCAGATACAAACGAATCCCAAACATCTTCTCCGTCTTTTTGATTGAAGTTTCCATTAATAGACACTTGCAATCTTTGAATAACTGTGTCTCCGTTAGATTTCCCTGTGGATTTATTGAAAGCAGTATTAGCAACTAAGCTAGACAATCCATTAACTGTCCGTTGAACAACGTCATTCACAAAATTTAGTGGCTTATCTAAAACCACTTCTCCAGCTTTAAGGATAGCAGGGACTTCGTTGGAATTTAGAATTTTATTCCACCATTTCTCTAGAGTAGTCCCTTCTTCTCCTACTTTACCGCCTTCGTGATATAATCGAATTCCATTCTTAAACCACGCACCCTTTTTAGGGTCAAAGGTGGCTCCAATACTTGCCCCTAAGCGCTTATTTTCAGCTTCATAAAATGCTTTGTTTTGTGGGTCAGAATACCACTTTTGACTGTTAATTTTCATCTGATCTACTACTGCCCAATCAGACGCAGACAACGAAAGTGTGGGTAGACTTACAGGGAGATATTCATTTAATTTGTTGTAGTCAAGTTGGAAATTACTATTTATTGTTTTATACATTTGTCCTAAAGTAGAGGATTGTGATGCCAAATAAGAAAAGAACTCGGCATATTTAGATTTAATGCTTTCTATTGCATTAATTACCGTATTTGTATCGTTACTAAGTAATTGCTGTTTTAAATCATAAAATGCTTGTTCATCTTCAATAATAGAATTCCAATAGTCTTCTCTTAATTTCTTTTCATCTTCTAGTTTCTTTTTATTGGATTCATATAATTTATCCTCTAATTCTTTTTGAGCATCTATATAATCTTCTCTGTCGGCAAGTTGATCCTCCAAGCCTTGTTTAGCAATTTCGCGACCACGTTCTTTTTGAAGTTGTGCTATTTCTTCATCTTTAGCAGCAATTTGTTCTGCAAGTTCAGCCCGTCGTGCTTTTGCCTCAAAGGAATTATCTTTTAATAAAGTATTATACTTTTCTTGAATTTCCGCTCTTTCTTTGAGTAGCTTCTCAAGATTCGCCTGATAATCCTCTTCTTCATTAGCTCTATCCATAGCTTTCAAACGCGCGTTAATTAATTCTTCAAAGGCGTCCATTTCTTTGTCTAGATTATCCATAACCGTATCATGACGTTTTTCTTCAGCATCAATAGACGCATCAAGAGCATCTAATTCAAGGTCGCGTCGCTTTTCAAGCATTTCTTTATAATTATCAATAATCTCATCAGCTAATTTTTCACGATAATCAGCCATTTCCTTTTCATTAGCTTTAATTGCACGAGCGGCTTCAAACCATGCGTCTTTATTCTCTTTAAGAGTTTCATTGAGAAGGTCAATTTGCTCTTGCGTTAATTTTTCAGATTCTTTTGCCGACTCGTTTGCTTTCAAACGACGAGTAATCCAGATATTATCTTCTTCGTATTGTTTCATCAACTGTCTATATAGATCAATTTGTTTTTGTCTCTCTGCATTATATTCCGCTGAATTTTCAGTCATAAGACTTTGTAAGTTTTTAGAGTAATTAATCTCGTCATTTAAAGCGTCATAATCTTTACTAAGTTTTTCTAAATATTGTTGAGTGCTCTTTAATTTTAATTCATTCCGATATTTAATTGTGTCTTGGATACTCGAATTTAATTCGTCAATTGAATTCTTATTACTAATAATAGCTTTATCAAGTAATTGCCACTCATTAAATTGTTTTGATAGTGATTCTTGTGCCTTTTTAGATAAGCTATTATATAGTTTGATATATGCTTCTGTTTGCTCTCCATTGTCATCTGTCCATTTGGACATATCATACTTTGAGCTACGTTGTAATTTTTCTTGTTCAGCTTGCAATTGAGCATTTGCTTGATTTAAAAGAGAGATTTCCTTTTGTTGGCTGGCTAAAAGAACATTTGTTTTTTCGAGTGCTTGAGCGTACTTTTCTTCGGACTCTAAATCTTTTACGCGCTCTTCAGTTACTTTATTTAGTTCGGCGCGAGCTTGAGCTTCTTTGTTTATTGCGTTGATTCTCGCTTGAATGGGATCAATAAAATCCGGTTCATTTTTAGATTTTGATTTTGGCTTACTTACACCTAAATTCGGATCAGCATATAGCTTTTTAAGTCTATTATTAAATTCTTCTCTAATCTTCCCAATTTTAAATAAAGCTTCAATAGCTTGTTGAGCCTCTTCATTAGGTTCCCATCCAACTAATGCTCCACCCATCATAATTGGAGTGTCAGATTTATTTTTCTCATCATAGAAAATTTTGGCCGCTGCTTCTCTTGCGCTTGCTAAATCACTAATCATATCTAATTCTAATCCATAAGCTGCAAGACGTTGCTCAACCTGCTTATAAAGCTCGTTAGTTATACCAGCTTCTGCGAATTGACTTGTTTCTAAATAATCAAGTTTGGTTTGTCTAACTGCTTCCAGCGCTTCTTTTTCAATAGTCCATCCATCAACAGTCTTTTTGACAGCACTTGCAAGTTGTGGATATTGAAGTACCAAATCAGCTACTGTATCTGCTGTTAAAGATTGTCCCTTAGAAACATCATACAACGCTTGATTTAAAGGTTTTAATTCATTTCCAACTTCCTCAAATGTATCTTTGAGCTTTGTAAATATTTTCTCATAATCAAAGAAATCTTGAGTTCCCTGTTTGACGTTATTTGATAAACTACTTATTAAATTATCAATAACTGATACAGGTATCGTAAATCCTTTAAAATCCGATTGTAAATTTTCTAATTGAATCTTTAATTCTTGTAAACCATCAAAAGAATCCAATTTTGTTAAGTCTAATTTACCACTCTGATACAGGTTAATAATTTCATCAACGAATTGCCTGTAATTAGCTATCATGTCTTTGAAATTACTTTTAGAAATATTATTGGATTCAACAAATCCTTCTGACAGTTTATTGAAGAAATTTTTTATATTATCATCTGCAATATTAAAATCATTAAATAAGGTTTCATTATAAGCTTGAAAGCCTTCAATAAATGTTTTTTGATGTTGCAATATTTCATCATTTCTGGTTTTAATTTCAGACTGTATACGGGAACTTTTACTTCGCGCTTCTTCAATTGATTGATCAATCTCTTTAAAATCAAATAAAGCTTTTGCGGTAAATGCAGTTTCATTAGTTGCTACTCCGTATTTATCAAAAATGCTTTGAACACCTTTATGTAATTCTTCAATCTTATTTTGATATTCATCAGAAAATTGATCAAGCTCAGACAAATTATTTTCATTAAAAAATTTCTTAATAAAATTAAGAGCTTCAAAATTTGCTGAAGCTTCTTTGTAGTCATTGGTTAATTCTATAATTTCTTCTCTTAATCCACTTATTTTTTTTGCATCTTCTTCTGCATTATCCGCTAGAGTATCAGATATATACTTTGCTCTTTCATAATTCAATTTTTTATACTCTTCGACTAACTTTTTAACTTCGGATGCATTCGCATAAATAGCATTTCCTTCTTGGTCATATCCCTGTACAACTTCAGGCAAAATTTCACTTAATTTTTGTTGTACATCAAGTAGTTTCTGATGATCTTCTGTACTAGGAGATTTTATATTTGACAGCTTTTCATATTGATCTGCTAATGCGTTTACTTGATCAATATTGCTTTTAAAATCTTCATAGCCCTGTTTGACGGAAGCGGCATATTCTTCTTGTTTTTGTTTTGCTTTCTGATAATGTCCTACTAATGAAGTAATTCCACTAGCAATAGCTGTAATAGCAAGAGATAGTCCCAAAGTTAAAGTCGTTTCTAAGGCAGCCGCGGCCACTTGAGTACCTATTAAAGCAAGTCTTAAAGTAGTTAAACTTGCACCTGCTGCTTGGACAGTTTTTGGGAATCTGGTGAGTGCAGTAGACATTACATTAATTCTATTCTTAAGATCTTCTATTGTACTACCTAATTTTATTGCGCCGGGAATAGTTAGTGTAATTGTTTTAGATAGAGAATTACCCGCACTTGTGAATTTTAGCAATGAAGCGGTAACTGCAAAAATAATAAGATTTAATCCGCCAAAAGTATCAGTAAGACTTTTTAAAACATAAATTAAAGTTGTTCCAGTGTCTACAATGTCCTTTAGTGTATCAGACATTACATTGGAACCCCAGAAATCATTAACTGCATTTCTAAATCGTGCTACGTGTCCTTGTAAGCTATCAAGATATTTGGCATTTTCTCTAGCGGCACTACCAAAACTATTAAGTCCAGCTTCTAAAGCCCCTTCAGCATCTTCCCAGTTTTGAATCAATGAAGATGCAACGTTTGCTTGTTCTTTACCTGCAACTAATTCAAGGATATTTGAACGTTGAAAACCATTAAGTTGATCCCATACTTTTGCTAAATCAGAAAAGATTTCATATGTACTTTTAAAAGTTGTTTCATCTTTTTTTAGTGTTAATCCAATAGATTGAAAATTCTTTTCCAATGTTGGAACCAAATCGGATAGATCTTCTCCATCCTCGCTAATACCACGAAGTCTTAACGAAATAGTTTTTAGAGCATTACCAACCTTAGCTGGATCTTGAACGGAAGCATTGGCGGCAGTAATCAAAGCTACAGCTTCTTCCATCGTGTTTCCTGCTTCATGCAAAGCACTAGCACCACGTTTAGCCGCTTCACCAATGCCAGCAGAGCTAATACTAAATTTGTTACCTACTTCGTTATATACATCCACCAAATGTTCTATATTTTTACCTTGAGCATCAACTTCAATTCCAAAACCTTTAATCGCTGAAATCAAATTTTCAGAAGCCTGCTCTGCACTAGGTATGTCACCAACATTTTGATAAATAGCAGTTTGTTTTGCTAATTGTTGTGCTTGCTCTAAAGAATATCCTAAGCGTGTCCATTCTGTAGTTGATTTTATAACGTCAAGAGTAAGCGCACCAATTGAATTCGCAGTTTGTGTAGCTTGTTTCGTAAATGAAGCAAAACCATCTTTAGTAAGATCAGATGTTTTTGTTAAATCTGTAAGTGCAGTATCAAGGTCATACACATATTTTATTCCATCTTGGAGAGCATGCAATGGTGCATAAAAAGCCGTTGTCGCAACCATCCACACTGGAAACTTCTGCATCGCAGTTGACAAGGCTTCACCAAAACCTATTGTATGGCTTGTTGCTGTTTTAGCAGAAGCAGTAATATTTTTTAGTCCTATATCAATATCTCTTAAAGCGGTTTTATAGTTACCACTAATTCCAGTAAGTCCATTGTTACCACTAAATTTTATATTTGAAAGTTGTTCGTTTACTTCTTTCAATTGTTGTGCTACATTCTTATCTGCACCAAAACGACGCATTAGGTCGTCGATCTTTGCTCTTCTATCTGCAATAGATTGTTCGAAATCAAGATTTTTTTTAGCATTCTCTTGATGAGCACGAATATAAATTTCTTCTTCTTTTAATGCTTGCTGTTCAATTGCTTTTCGTGTTCGATACGTTTCGTTATAATTTTTAACTCTCTCGTCATCAATGCGTTTTTCTTCCGCTACTGCATCCTTATAGTTCTTTAAATACTCTTCAATCTCCGAATAGTTAGTAACAAAACCTTCGTTATTGGTTTTAACTACTAATTTATTATTATTAGTTTTATCTTGAAGAGTGTGAACAGCGCCAATTAATTCTCCATTGGCATTATAAGTATTTTTTGTTCGAACATTTTTACTGAAACGATCATATTCATTTAATAAATCTTCAAGTGTTTTTCGCTGATCATCTAATACTTTAGTTTCTTGTTGAGCCGCTTTTTTATTTTCATCGTGAACAATACGGGTTTTCTTTATTACCTCGCCCATTTTGTTTACTTTTTCTGTTACCGTTTCAACAGAACCATCTAGCTTCTTGTAAACATATTGAGTTTCGCTAACAATTTTATTTGCATCAACAGCAATCTTTTTTACTCTCTCAATGGATGAAATAAATTTATTTAATGTATCTGTATCTACATTAATTTTCAAATCCAACGCTGATACTTTTTTAGATAATTCAGCAATTTGTTTATCCAAATTAGTAACCGCTTGTGCAGATGTATCAAGCGTTGCCTGTATTATAATCCTTAAATCATCAGCCACTTTAACCGCCCCTTTTCTTAATCATTGAAAAAAGGAATAACCTAAAATCAGACTATTCCATCGGACTTTTCATACAAAAAGAAAAAAGCCGAATATGCTTCGGCTTCTTTGTTTCCGCATGAAAGACAAATTTCATATTTAGTCAAAACTTTATATTATTATTTAAAGAAAATGAGTTGCTAATTCTTCGAATACAACGTTAGGATCAAAAGTATTCCCATCAACTTTTATGTTGTATGTTATGTTTTCATTTTTGCTACTAGATATTTTTTCGAGTAAGTCAATGTTATAGTCAAGCAATTCTTTATATTCTTGAATAGAACAGTCAATTTCGAAATTTTCGCTTTTTATCTTCATTGATATTTTTCACCACCATAAACGTTCTCTATTACTTCACACCAGCGATCATAAATTAAAGCTTCATCACCTTCAAATTCTATACCACAATTTAATATAGAATCTCTAACGCTTAAAAGCATCTTTTTGCGCTCTTCAGTTTCATCGATAATTACTTCTTCCATAAGTAATTCTTCAACAGCTTTCTTGAAAGCTTTAGGATCTTTAATATCGTACCTTTCGATGTTCTCTTCTTTGATTATTTTAGGATCACCATTATCATCAAGATTTGAATACTCTTTAACTAAGCCAAAATACTCATCTTTATACTGATTTAATCTTTCATCAAGTAATTTAATAAAACGAGTTCGCATCCTACTATGATAATCAACAAGTTTTAGGCGATACAAAAATGAAATGAAGCCTTCAAGCTCATAGTTGTATAATTTCATGTTAATCTCTCCCTATGTATTTTTTGTATTTTATTCGTCTTTGTTTAAATGGGCCTTCAATTTATCTAAACCTTTCCATTGGCGTTCTTTTGCAGTTAAATCATTATAGATCTTATACATATCAGAAGAAGTCCATCCCATAATTTCAATAATAAAATCAGAATCTAATCCCAATCTTGTTAAATGAGTAACAATATAATGTCGTAATGAGTGAAAATAAAAAGGAACTCCCAAAAACCGTTCCCATTTCTCGCTCCAACTTCTAATTGTACTCAATACTGCTGGTTCACCATTTGGTTTTACAAAAATATATTCATGATCTTTGTTATTCTCTTTCATAATCTTTTCACGTTCAATTAACCATTCTTTATAGTAAGGCATAAAATAATCCTTTAAAATATACTTATAAAGCAACTTGCCCTGTTTACCATGCCCTTTAGTTTTTATGGGCTTTGTGGTTTCTATAAACATACCATCAAATGCGGTATTATTCTCGTCAATAAGAGATGTTGTAAACCTAAGCAACTCTGAAGCCCTCGCCCCACAACTTATAGCAAGCGCAAGCAAACATGCTTCTTGAGGACGTTTTAATTCATCTTTTAAATATTTTAAAAGATCATTTATCTGATCTTCAGATAATATGGTCTTTTCTCTTACAGGGTTTTTCTTTAGATTCTCAATGGATTTTAAAATAACATTTTTAAAGTTTGGATAAACATCGTCAAAGAAATTCTCTATAAAATTAGAAAAGCTACTTAAACATGCTTTCATTCTACTAAAGCGATTTGGACTCCATTTCAATTCTTCAATCCCATAACTAAAGAATTCAGAGAACTCAATTTTCCTTATATCCACAAAAAATTTATTGTCGTTATATAAAAGATTCCATGTAAAGAATATATTTAGATCGCTCCTATAAGCGTTAACTGTTTCATCAGAACATTTCATATTTTTATCTTTCAAAAATCGTTCCATCATTTTTATATTTTCAGGTCTTATTTGAGCTAATAGTTCTTCATCAGTAATTTTCTTTTTAAATGTTTTTCTTGCCATTAGATCACCTCCAAATATTCTTCATCAAACCAAAATCACTTAACATTAAAGCCACGTTTTTTTAATCCTTCTTTCATGGCCTTAACATGCCTACCGTTATACTTTAAAAAGTTATATGTATCTTCATAGAAATTCCGCTCAAGTCTTGCTTGGGCAATAGGGGAGTTAAGCCAACTATATCCAATACCTGTAGCCACCACTCTAGCCACATCTGTTTCACCATCATGTCTGGTATTTATAATCTCAATCGTATCATCATCAATAACTGTAACTTCCATATTAGCAACATCAGATAATTTATGAGTTCGAATATATTGAAGTGGTTCATACTGCTCATATGTAACTTCTTCAATAACTTCGTGCATCTGTTGCTTGACTTCTTGAGCCACTTCATTTTTCAAAACACTGGCCGCTTGCTTTTGAGCATAAGCAAAAAGGTCATTCAGATTCTTGAATGTTGGCATTCGAATCATCCTTATTTTGCTCATTGACAACAGCACTTACAAATGCTTCACTAAGAGCATTTCCAATAAGGTTACTGTTTTGGCGAACTTTTTCAATCATGTCTTGAACTTTTTTCGTTTCTTCAGGATCAAAGTGATTAAGAATTTCCTCAAGTAAATCTAGGTCAATTAACTTCTCACATACTTTAACCATCTTTTCAATCTCAAGAGGGATATTGTTTAAACTTGTAAAATGTTTAAGTAGAAGCATATAATAAACAAAAGTCGCATCTTTAAATACTTCCCATGATACATTTTTACTTTTAAGCTGCTCAAGAATATCAAGATAGTCCAAGAGAAGTCGTTGAATCGAAGTTTTCCTAAATTTCATTTGGATATCCAAATAATCACCAGTTTTAAGCGTTACACGTTTCACTTGATTAAATTCCGCTGAATGCTGTTTGTTAATTGATGCAAGTGACAAATGTTTTTGTCTAGCCATAAGCAATCCCCCTATATATTGTGTTTTAAAATAAAACAAAACCTACATATTGTGTTCTATAGCTGACACCATGAAATCAACATTTCATTCGTTAAAAAAATAAAAACCGCATATTTCTACACGGCTTAACAATATTCTTTTCATTCTTATTTGAACACATTTTTTCTTGCTCATATAAGAATGAAAAGAAAAGGGCTGAATTTTTCAGCCCTTACACACTCAATCTCCATGTAAAACGATATCAAACAATTTACTTTTTCCTTCAACATCGAATCCAAATAGGTCCATTTGAATTGATAATGAAGTTGGATCGCCACTGTTAGCCATAGCAAGTTCAGCGGTTGGCAGAGCACGAGCTTTATAAAATACAAACTGAGCATCTACCATTTTACCAGTTAATTCGTCAGCAAAGAAAGTATCTCCTACAATCTTTAAGTATGGAGGATACTTGTCTACTTCAATTGGAATTCGGTATGCCTTGTTAACTGTTGCAGCTTGATAAAATACTTGAACTTCATCTCCTGCTTGTACATCATCAGGATCAAGTACAAGTTCGGCTCCATTAATTGTATTTATTGCAACAGGTGAAACAATTACGCCATTTACAAATTTAAATGCACTAGGAAAAACATCAGGGACAGGAGTTTTAGGAAGGGTTACAGTTAATTCACCTGCATTATCTACTACTTTACCATTATAAACTTTGAAGATATTAGAAGTAGCTTCTTCAACAACTTCTGTACCAAAAAGAATTGCCAGAATTCCAGCAGAAAACATTTGTGTTTCAAATGTAACGGTACCTGTTTTGCTTCCGAAAAAGCTCACACGACGCGGTGCTCCAGATCCACCGGTTGCATATACAGCATCAGCATTCAAGCTCATATTAGAAGTATTTGCATAAGGCCAGTAAATCAAGGGCGTAGAATTTTCTAAATAAAAAGCTTGCATATTCATTACGTCACGCAATGCATAACGTCCAAGGTTAAACATGTATTTTCCTCCTTATTGTATATAAAAATAAAAATCCGTCCAATAAAGACGGATTGAATATGATTATAATTTTGTTTTTACAATCCATTCAGGCAATGTTTCTTTTTCTTTAAGAAGCCCGTTTGCCCAAACTTGTAATATCCTATAATGTTTTTCTTTGACACTCAATCTTTCAAAATGTTCAGCTACTTGATACATGGTCAAAGAGTCAACATTAAATATATTAATACCATTGCCATCAGCATTACACAAAACAGAAAGTATATCTTTTAATTCAAAGTCTTTACCTTTATTAAACTGTTTTTTGTAGGCTAACATTTGCTTATATTTTTTCTTTACTTTGTCGTTTTTGAATTCAATTTTTTGTTCTTTTTCTATCCCATTTAAATTTAATATTACTTCTGAGAATTTTTGATAATTGTTTCTATTTAAAAAATAAACTCCTTTTTGGTGGTTATTGAGAAAATAAAATGATTTATCTCTAATATCAAAATAGATTTCTTTTTTTGCAAAAAAAGAAATTGACTCGCTAACATATTTTACAATTTGTGGGTGAGATGTAAGTACATCAAAATCATCTTTATCTTCAATTTCTTCATAATCTTTATTAGAAATTTTAAAAAGGTCTTGAAACATTTTTTCTTTGTCGAATGAAGCAAACACAAGCTTTATTCGATATTCTATTTCACTAATTTCAACAATTTCTTTTATTGTTGGTGAATATAAGTCAATACCATTGAAGTTTATTGGCTTCCCCAAAAAGGCAGCCAAGCGATCAAAATACATATAAAATCACGTCCCAATTGGACACACAATAATCAGTTAAAATCAACAGGTCTATAATGCAAAGTACTTCCAAGATAATTGTAATCACTTGTAAAGTAACTATCTTTCATTCCAACGAATTCTAATTGTCCCAGTCCAAGACCACGTTTACTATTCATAATCTCATCTACTTCTGAAATTATATAATCCACACGAAGTACACCGTAATTTGTTCGGAATAAATTCTTATGCGTAAAAACATTGATAAAAATATTTCCAGCTTTAAATTGTGGTCCTCCGGCTTTTTTGTAATCAGAAATAGACAAAGTTATATATGTCTTCATAGTCCTCAATTCTTCGTCGGTAGAGGGTATAAAATTATAAGGAAAAATATTTGAATAAAGCACTTTGTCAGTTGAAACGTCTGGTTGTTCAAGGAAATTTTCATTTTGATAATAAACTGCTTTTAAAATATTCATATTGCCTACCAAACGTTGAATGATTGTATTTTTATATTCGCTAAGTTCTCTCAAACGAGACATTTAGATCATCCTCAAGAAACCAAATAATCCGGAGTGATTACAAACTCAATAGATCCATCATATTCAGTTGCCCTTGTGTCATTAAATGTCGAAATGACCGTTTTAATTTGGTCAAGAGTAATGGGAGTGGTCCGATGGATTTCTTCGCCTAGACTATTTTTTACCGTTAGAACAAATAGGTTTCCGTTAGGTGTTAAATTCCCTTCCTGATATGTAATGCTTGCACACTTAAGAGCATTAATCGCGCTTGTTTTATCTGTGTGAAGACTTTTACTAAATGCAACTTTTAGTTTGTTGTCAGTCCCAACCGAAAAAGCATAAGCAAACCCTTCGGGGATTGGTATGTCTAAATCGGCTTCTGCGATTTGTATAGAAGGAGTAGAAGCAATAAATTCAACATCATAATCAACTACACTTGTGTGCATTTTAGAATTAGGCAATGGCTTATATACTAGCCAATTATTTGTTGTTCCTTCCACAAAGCTCTCTACACGAAGTTCGCCAAGACGTTTAATTGCAGTACTCAAACGAACACATCCCTTCTAAATTAAACTTTTTACTCGAATAATTTTTTCTCCTGAAATTAGTTGATTATCGCTTTTTACCTTCAATACAAAAGTACCAAGTAACTTAGTATCAGCCTTCAGAGTAATTGAATTACCTGAAATTGAATCAATTGTCACAAGCTTAGTTTGAGAAATACCATCATCAGCAAACAATGAAAATTTTGCAGACTCATTGATAAGCATACCATTATTTTTAAAAACAGCCTGATATAATTGTTTTTGTCCTGAATAAATAAAATCAGGTCCAATAATATCAACAGTATAGTTATTTACATTAATTTTACGAACAAAAATTACAACACTATCAGACAAACCCATATACTCAGCAACAATTGTCGTTTGTCCTTCTGACAAAGGAATAAACATTCCTTGCTTATCAATGGTTCCTACCGCGGGATTAGACGATGAAAGGTTGATTTCATCGATAGAAACTGGAATATCATTCTTGTAAGCAACGATATCTAATTGCAAAGTTTGATTTACATTAATGGATAAATTATCATCATTGCGAATCTCGACAGAATAGATGTTAGGATGATAGTCCGCAATTCTTAATTCCAAATTATCTGTAGCTGGATTTATTTCTGATTCTTCAAGGACTAGATAAATTAATCCTTCTGTTAGTCGATCAATCGAGATAACTTTCCAAGCACGCTCATCAACAATAAAACGCTGACTTTTAACAATCTTTGTTGTGTCAGCGTTTTTCTGCATGATTATGTGTCTACGCTCATTACCAATCTCAACAATCCTGCCATCTTCAAGACCAAAGTTAGATGGAGTATTAATGCGAAAAGCGAAAAACGCCTCTTTAATATCTCGATTTTCGTCCATCCATTTGATGCTCGAATAGCATTTTGAAATAATTCCTCTGCGATATATTTCACTCATCTCGTCGAGGTGTATATTGAGCCACCAAGACTTTTTCCAATAGATGTAGCTGCCATATTCGAGTGGATTATCATAATATGTCGTTATCCATTTTTCGTCTCGAACATCACTTTTATCATTGATATGTACATCTATTGGGATCGCTGCTTCAGTAGTTGCATTTGCTATTAGGACTTGATAATAAGCAGGATCATCTTTAAAAGTAGAATATATTAAACGTTTTGTATTATTTATGCGAATATCTCTTATACCATCCCCATACATTATGTTTAAATATTTATCTTTATAGCTCATCTCATCGCAAATCCTTTAAGTTACCATTGTTATAAGTATAATCAATAATTAACTTATTTACTTCCGACTTTTTCATATCCCTCAGAGAAATAAGAGATTGAAGAAAAGTTGCCTGACTCGATAAGTTAAAATCTCTAGAACCCATAGCATGTTTTATGTTTTCCAAAGTAATAATTTGGGGATTCAAATATTCGATAACCATGAGAGTACCCAAAATCAAAATTTCCTCATCAGACAAATCTTCCTCAAATTCACTTTCATTTCTCCTAGACAAATCTTTTTGACATCTTTTAAATTTAGGGATGGAATTTTGGAGAAATCGAAAAACTAGAGCGTCATCAGTATCTTTTTTAAGTAATACTGGATCACTAATTTGCGACCAAAAACAATCGTAAATTTTCTCAAAACTTGTAGCCAACAACAATCACGCCCTTAACTATTAGGGTCTAATTTTTGTCCAAGTGCCTCTTCGATAGCTTTAATAATATGAATGTTAGAAAGCTCACCGTTTAAATATTTCTCTCTTGCAAAACCAAAAACAATACGCTTATTATTAGCTGAAGATTGGGCTAACAATTCTTTGATTTCTTCCGGTTTAGCATTTGAAAAAATGTAGTCAACATCTTCATCGGTAATAACTTTCTTTTGGAATCGCTCTAAATTTAAATACTCAATTACTTCTGGGTCTAAAACTTCAATCCAACCTCTATCAAAGAACTTGCGTTGAGAACCAAGCATACTACGTAGTTCGCGCAATTCCATCACTTGTTCGACACCATAATCATCCCATCGATACGGAATTTGTGTTTGTCTAGATACGTATGTAAGTCCACCTTTAACACGACTTACCACAGAAACAAGCATTGTTTCATCAAGCCTTACGCGCTGCTTTTTCTGTACCTCTTGATTTTTTTGTGTCTCTTGAGTAGTTTGAGTTGATTCAGAATTAGTATTTTTATTACTAATAATCGAACGTGCCATTAAATTACCATCTCCCCTTAAAAATAATGGAGAGGATTTCTCCTCTCCATACTTATTATTGTCTAAATTATGCTAGAATGTAAACGCCATATTTAGATGCAGAGACAACGCCAACACCATATTTCTTGCGAACAGTGTACTCTTGACTATCATCTGCATTATCTTGACCATTTACTTCTTTAATTAGCGTTTCTCCCTCTGTTACAAGCTTAATAATTTTTTCGTCACCGTTAGGGACGATCAATAGAAAATCATCATCAATAGTGAAAGTATCTGTCCCAGGAATATGAGCTTGAGGGATTACGCTAAAGGTAATACCATCAATAGTCCTAAAATAGCCATCCTGATTGCGTTGTTCTAGACTACTTAGACCGTAATTAATATATTTTGGTTCTGCCTTAGAAACAGCAGCACGAGTACCAAACACAATTGGTTTCATTCCAGTGGCCGCTTGAACGTGATCAACAATTGTATTAAAAGTATCGATATCCCAAGAACCAGATTCATAATAAGGAGCAGTTAGTCCGCTATACGCAGCTTTAACCGCTTGATAAATTCGAGATGCAATTGCACTTTGGAATGAACGATCAACTGTATTGATCATACCAACCCAATCAACTTGCCCTGCAAGGAAACGTTCAAGTTCTTCATAAATCTTTACGCCTTCCCAGTTCGTTTCAATTGTGAAAGAACTGTCACTAAGACGTTGACGACGTAAATTATTAGTGCCGCCAGCGATCATGGAGATTTCGAAAAGATCATGATTTTTGCGCCTAAAAGAAAGCTTGTCCCCAAATCGCGTAGAACGATAATCCACAAATCCATCAAATTGATTTTTAATACCTTCTTCAATAGTTGCATCTAGAATTTCTTCTAGCACTTCAAAAATAGCAACTTGATTACGACGAAATTTCTTATAATCAAACTTTCCATCTTCGCAACCAGCAAGATCAAGCATAGCCTTTCGAAGAATTTCATTTGCTTGTTCACTGGAATATTGTGAAACAGAACCGCGTGCTAGATCAATACCAAGATCAATAATTGCTTTATTACTCATAATATATGTATTCCTCCTATATATCAGTAAATTTTATTTTTAATAATTAAACTTTAACTACACGATAAGCGGTTGCAGGTTGCCCATATAGAGTAGTTTTCTCAATGACTTGGGCAGCAAATCGTGTAGAACCAAGCGTTGCAGAAGGTACGAGTTTGTTGGTTCCATTTGCAGGAATTAGATATTGACCTACAACGCTTGTACCATCAATATTGTCATCAGTAATTGTTACAATATCGCCAACTGTATAGTGATAAGCACGAGCGGCGCTACCTGCTTTATTTGTAAAATCAAGAATATTTTGACCAGCCTCATAGGTTACTTCTGGAGATGCAATAAGTAGAACTTCTTCTGTGTCTACTTCTGTAGGGGTAGCTGCATTAAAAACTTCACGTTTTCCGGAAACAGGCGACCCAAGAACAACATGACGACCATTATCAGTTTGAACACCAACAAGAACACTCTCAATATTTCCGCTGTATACAGCTTGAAGCTTATCTAAACGAACAGCACCATTTGCCATATTAAATATTTCCTCCTCAAATAGATAAAGTATTTTTATAAATAAAAAACACGCTCAAAGAGCGCGTTTTTGAAAATATTCAAGATTATTAATCGATATATTTCTCAAATAATTCATCATAAGATTTTCCTGTTTTCTTTTTGTTGCTATAATTTTCAATTTCCAAATCAATAATTGAAGGCTTTTTAGTCTCAAACGAGAATCTTGCTTTCTTTTTACCAACAAGAGCAAATAGCTTTGTTTCAAGTTCCTCGAATGATAATTCATCTTTTTGCTTCCTAACTTCTGCAATCTCTTCTTCAGATAGTTCTTTAGAGAAATTATCAAACAAATTATTCAGTTTTTCTTCTTTTTCTTTTTGTAATTTAGAAGTATATTTTCCATTCACTTCTTCATATTGAGCCTTCAATTCATTAAATTCTTCTTGAAGAGAAGAAAAATCGGCTTCTTTTGAAGCGAATTTTGATTGTAGTTCAGCATATTTACTTTCAGCTTCTTGCTTATAAGTAGAATATTCATTTCTAACTTTGCTAACCTCTGCCTCACTACGTTCAACTGACATCATTGTAGAAATAGTATCAGAGCCATCTTCAAGATCTTGAGGAACCCACTTAATTCTTTTAACGCTTGAGTAGTCGATTTCAACATTGTCGCCATTAAGTGAGTAATTAATGCCAACGGGCAAATAACCATTTTGACCATCTTCGGCATAAACACGATTTTCGTCATGATCTATATACCAATATTGACGAACACTATCCCCCCAACGATCAATGAAACGCATTTTAGACAATTCAGCACGAAGTTCTTGTTCTAATTGTTGAGCCGTTAGAGAGAAATTTGAATTAATATTAGTGTCATTAACTTGACCTTCTGAAGATTGCTGATTTGCTACCAACTCATTTAATTTTGCTTCCAATTCCTCGAAAGAATAACTTTCAATATTTGCTTTTAAATCAGCAATATCTTCCTCTTTTAAAGTTGGAAATTTTGTGAACAATTCTAGCTTTTCGTTCACGTTTTCCCCTCCTTGTGGATTATTATTTGCAACATTTAATTCAATGCTACTTAAATGCGAGAACTTTGAGTTAAACTCTTTGAGCATCTCCGCAAATTGATCATTGTAGTTATATGCAGAAAATAGTTCAAGAACACTTCCTCGCATTGCAGGAGTTACATCATCCCCAAGCAAGCAAAGCCCCTCAAACTTAAATTCAGTGAATTCGAATTCATTATTTTTATTAAACTTACCTTTGATTGAGCTTGGCTGCAATTCCATAGAATGTCCCTTAACGCCATCTCGTTGAATTATATCAATACATTCTTGAAACTTAGTATACAAAAGAACTTCGACGGTAAGAAACTCTCGTTCTACACCATCTTCACATATTTTAGTTTCAAATTTCGCATTATTTGTTTCTGGAACAAGACCATAAACTCTACCTAGATATTCTAATCTAGCTCCATCTTTATCAATTATTATTCGTTGTTCATGGCCTGCAAAATCAGTCTCATTCAAATTGTCTACTCTAATAAAGCCTAAAACCGGAATATTGGCTAAAGAAGGAATGGCATTTTGAATTACTTCTTTAGAGAAATAAGAATTATTTAGATTTTTTCCTGTGTGACATACCCATACTTTAGCCTTTAAAAAACGAGAATCCTCTAACGGCTCTAGAGTATCAAATTGAACAGGAATACTCGTTTCAAAACTAAACTTCATCTTATTCACCTCCTTACAAAGCTTATTCTCCAACTGATTCCCTAACTGCTGCACCAGAATCAGTCAAATCTTCATCATTAGCTTTTGGACGACCAGCATTATTATTAGAAGCATCACCCACATGAGAAGATTTAAGTGGGATAAGTTTATTATCTAATTCCAATATCTCATTTTCTAAAAATGTATTAGCATAGATTGCGCTAGGTGATAGACCCATAATAGCCATAATCTCATTCCTAACTGGGAATCCAAATTGTGCAGCCTTTAAACGAGTATCAAAATAATCCTTAACATTAAATTTAGTAGTATAAAGAATTCTCACTCTAAATTTATTTGCACCTTTTAAGTTAACCTTTAAATATTCATTAACCCACCTTTGGATATCTTCAATTAAAGGGGATAGCGATGCTTCATCAGCTTGAATTGAGTATTTTAAAGCAGCACTTGAATTATTATTTCCAAACAGTAACTCTGATACACCAGCTTCATTCCAGAATTGAGAAGTAGCTTCCGCTACTTTATTTTTATCAGCCGTATCACGCTCAAATTTGATGGCTTCAATTTTCATAGGCGTTGTCACTAAACCAACTTGCTCTGGAAGATTGGCAGCTACATTATCATGAAACAAACGAACAAAATCTTCGGAAATTAAAAAATCGTTCACTTCTGCTTCTTTAGAATCTTTCATTGGAATTTGATGTGATAATAATAGATAATTTCCGATTTCTTCTTTTCCTTTACTTAATGCTTTAAAATCAGCAATATCTAAAATACCTTCAAAGACTCCAACCAGAGGGGGAATGGGAAACATATCTGGTACTGCTTTTATGCAAATTGCATTTGGAGAGTCTATTCTTTGCCAGTAATCTTTCCCTGATTTAGAGTTTTTTATTGAATTAAATATTTCTCTAAATTCTTCTGGATAAGAATCAAGTAATTGTGGCTTACTAACAAATAAATTGAAGTTAAACGAATAGCCATATTGTCCAGTTTCGTAATTTATAAAAGTAATTCTACAATAATCAGGATCTAATTGTTGAATATAAAAACTATCTTTAGCGGAACGAACAAATCCATAAAAAACGCCATCTAGATAAGTATTAAATCGTATTTTTATGGATTCGTGCTTTATATTCATTCGTTCAATAAAGTCTACAGATTTAAAATATGACTTTTTATATTTAGACCTATCTTTTATATCTTCTGGACTAAGACCAAATCCTTCGATAACATAATCGAAATTATATAAAGTAGAGTAATAATTAATCAACGTTCGATAATGTGAAGAAGAACGGTACAAGTGACGACTTATCTTACGTAAATTTTTTTGATTTGTTTCGTTAGAAATATCTTTTAAATATCTCCTTAAATCTTCTTTTTTAAATGCTCCAACAACACTATTTTTATCTATTGATAAGTCAATTAAATTAATACCTTTAAGTTTGACGAACCATCTTTCGAAAATTTCTTTCTGTTTTTTAATTTGCAATTCTTCTTGTGTTTTTTGAACTTCAGTAATATAAATCACCTCCTAGCGATGAGCATAAACATTCGCTTTACGCATGAGTATAAAGTTGTGAGGATTAATAGCCTTACCTTGTTTTTTTAACTTAGCTTCGAGTTGTCTCGCAAAATAATTACAATAAGCAAGACTTGAATATCTATCTTTTCTATTTCTGCCGACTTCTTTGATTTTTACAAATCCATTTCTTACTTCATATTCGAGGTTTACCATTTCATTTATTAATGCTGTTGTTTGTATATAAGGCTTTAAAAGATCCGCCTGTTCTTCTGGTGATTTATTCAAAAATCCCATTTTGTCAATCAAATAGTCTCTACCTTGAATATCATTAATCAATAATTTTATATTCTTTTTTTCAAAATCGGTCTTCAAGAACACAGCCATTTCGTGATTAACTTCTTGTTTAACCACTTTAATTGAATAAATAATTGGTAAAGCATTTTTATCTAAAGCACGATTTCTCATTTCATCGTTGTTAAAAGCACACCAAGCTGGATATTCAACATCTCGATCTTCGTCATATAAGACTTTTGAACAATCATCGTATAGAGATAGGCCATTGCCATTTGTATCCATAACAACATAATCTGCTTCGAAATCATAAAATAAACGTTTTAATCTGATCGCCTGTAAATGTGTATGAGAACCATTCATATTTTCTATATATGGAACTTGTCTGATATACTTTTCACCAGAAGGTAGTAATCTCATACATGTAAAAATAGTATTGTCATTGTCATTTCCGCCCATCATAGCAACGTCAACACTGATGATTCTTATTTCGCCTTCTTGTTTGGTACTTTTTCTACTACGCTTATCCTTTTGTGTGACATACTCAATATCAGATATTGGATAAAAAGGCTTGACAAGAGTTCTACAGGATTGAATATCGTCAAGTTTAAAAAAAGCGTGCTCTGATTCACCAAAGAACAAGCATTCCATCTCCATTAACCACGAAATGGGATCAAAGTCATCTTCGGTTTTCATTTCCTCAACACGCTTTTTGCTCAATAACCCATGAAAAACTGATAATTGGTATGGCAGAGCACAAACAAAATAATCCTTCCCTTGAATCATCGAATTTTTAAATGCCTTAAACTTTTCCCACATCCAATTGTTCTTATACCATGCTGAAGATATATATATTTCCTTATTTTCTTCTTGTAAATGGGAATACTCTGGTTTCATAAGATAGGGAGGTTGTCTATTTGTATTCAAAAATGGACGGAGAATTTTCGTTACATTTTCCTCTTTGATTAGTCTAAATTCATCTAAAATAAGAATATTTCCACGATAACCACGAGCGTTATCTGTGCTTGTTACTGCTTCAATAGTACTGCCATTCTGGAATATTACACTACATTCATTATTACCAGTTTTAATTTCTTTTATTTCTCGTGCCAAATTCGGAAATTTGGTCATCAGTTCTTTTTGTATTTTTTGAGTTATTATCAATTTACTTTGACCTTTTGTACCCGAAGCTAAAATGATCTTAGTGGAAGGCCATAATACTGCACGAGCACAACAATAAACAGCTATAATGAATGATTTGCCTTGCCCACGCGCTGCCAAATACATAAAAAATGATACTTTGTTCATCATGTACAAAAGTATCATTTGAAACAGATGTAGTTTTATACCAAAATAATCAAGTACAAATCTATGAATATTCTCACGATAAAAAGAAGTCCATCTCTTAAATCCTTCTCTTATCCTTTCATCTTTACTCTTTATTTCAGACGTGTTATTTACGATTTTAGTCTTTTTGTATATATCATGAATTCCATTTTTATATTTATTTCTATCAACTTCAAAGTATTTATACCCTGCCATTTGCATCACCATTATCAAGCAACATATCTATGTCTGCCTGATTATCATTCGATATTCCAAACACTTTTGCGAAATGATTCACGAACCATTTACTAATATATTTCCATATACCATCAACATCTTTAAATTGTTCTAAAGGTTCTGGGATAGGTTCAGTCTCCTCAATCTTCTTCACCCATTCCCCCCAAGTCGCCAAACCTCCATCATTAACCCCTGACTCTTGAACGGGCTTAATATTGCCATCACCCATCAATTTACTCATTGTATCCATCAAATCTTTATATTCTTTTGTTCTATTTTGAGCAATTGCTTTATTAGCATTTAACTGTGTAATAGCCATGTTTTTATATAGGTTTCTTTGAATGGGAGTATCAGAGCTATAAGTATTAATCAAATCTTGATAGAAGCTTTCAAGCTGACTAATATCTTCATCTTTAAATCCCAACCATCTTTTTCTCATTTCAGGGGTTATATTTTGAACTTCTATTGGATCTTCTTGAAACGCCACATCAGAAAATTTATTAATTTTGTAATCTTTATTGTCGAAAGTCGAGTCATCAAACGTTAAATCTTTATATTGGGGTAAGGAGTTGACTTCTCTTAAATAATCTTTCCAATTTCCTTTGTATTTATCTGATAAAAATGGTCTATTCATCGTTCGAAGAATAATGATAAAAGCATCAAAACCATTTTCCTCGACTATTTCTTCAACGCAATTTTTACATATATGAAAAATTCCTTGTGGGAATATCATTTCATCTGCACTATAAAAACCTTTTCTTTTGCCCGAAATTGGGTAGAATTTATTGCATCTAGGACATTCTTTTTGTGTGGTATTACTAGCAATTAAAGATTTTTTACTTTTCCCTGCCATAATTATCACCTTCCTTTGCCTCCCTAAATAGAGATGGGGACTGGCCGGGAGAGAGCCAACTTACGAAATCTACCATCTGTAGACTTTTCCCCATCTAAAAAAACACAAAAGAAAAAAGCCGAACGTATTTGTTCAGCTTTTTGATTTTGTGTTTTTTTATTTTTAATCTCGATCTAATTCTAACAATTTAATATTATATTCAAGTTCTTTTACTCTAGTTTGAAGACATGAAATTTCATGTTGCAATAAAACAGCCTTGCTAATATATGAATAAAAGGACTCTAAAACTTGCATAATCTGCTCTTTGTTTCTACATTTTTTCAATGAATTATAGTATTTTTCAAAAATTTGCTTAAGATCAAAATCAAATTTTGGCATTAGAATAATATCGATATCTGGTGGTTCGTCAATTAAAAATTCACCAAGAATTTCATCTCCATCATCATAATCATCATATGAATCGTTATTATAATAATTATTGTCCATAGACATTCCTCCAGTTCTAGATGATATGGCATTGGCTGACTGGAGGGCAGCATACCATTATTATCTTTGTTTAAAATAATTATTCAAACTTCTTCGGATACATAAAATCATATCAAGCAATTGACTTCTATTTTTCACATGTTCATAAGGAGCATTGATGAAGTCATATTGTAAGCCAAACATGGCTTCAAGCTCGAAATCCCAATAATCAGGAAACTTATATTTCTCTTTCCATTGCTCAAAATTTTGTTTAATATATTTTTCTCTTTCTGTCACACGCACACACTCCTTAATTCCATTTGCCCTCGATCCTGTCAATCTCACAAAACATAGATGCTATACTGCGATTTAACACATCAATTTTGCCCATATCGAACGCGATATCATATATACGACTTAAACCCTGTATGAAATCATCGGAGTCCAATCTACCTGTCAAATTGTATATTGTTTGCAATTGATCCAAAGCAAAGACAATAGTTTCGAATTTTTTCTGATTAAGATACTGCTCATGTTTTTTCGTATTCATAGAGTCACCAGTCACTTTAACCTAAATTCATATTTAGCCACTCTTCCAATCCCCTCTTCAATGACCATCAGTTCAGCGCCAGCGTTAGATGTTTTCTTAATTTTTAAAGAAAAATCATCAATTCCAACAACGCTAGGAACTTGAGAATATTTTATATCTCTTAATCCGTTCATACCCACAGTTTTCTCGTGAGAATGATGCAAGTGGCCTGAAATCATCAAATCTACCGGATGCCCATACATCTGAGCATACTGAAATATGCTTTCACCTAAATTGCGCTCTTCGTGACCATGAATAGCCAATATTTTCGTTCCAAGTACATCAACATACATTTGAGGTCTACATTTATGTATTTTTATATTTTTATTTCTTTTTAAGTTGCAAGCGATGATATGTGAGACAATCTTCTCCATGTTTTCATGAGCAAAGTCTCCACGCTTTCCATTGAGTAACCTAAGTTCTGTATGATTCCCGTCCACAGCATAATAATCGACAATTGAATATTTTGATAATTCATTTAGCCATTGAGACATAAATTCAGCGAATTCAATAGCAGAATCAACATTACCAAGTCGAATCCATTGAAGTTGACTCATGCGGAGAATACCGTCTAGACTGTCACCCAAATTAAATAAGTGTACATGATTAATTTTGTCAATATCATTTTGTTTAACGTATTGTTCAAGCGCACTCCACATACGTTTCTGTGCAATTTCGGGACTATATTCATTTAGTATTTCATCTAACCATCCCAATAGTTTAAATTCTGCTCCGTAATGAACGTCAGCAACAGGGAAGACATAATCGCGCTTATTTGAATTTCTCTTTATTATGATTTCTGGAATATTAATTGTGGGGCGATTATTAATTGCTTCTAGAATTTTTTCTTCAAGAAGTTCATTTCTTGAATCTTCTCGAAGCATTCTGTTATATTCGATTTTTTCAGATTGAAGTTTAATTCTCTCTTTTTTGAGACTCAATGAAGCATCTTCAATTTCCTTTAGATATTCATCACTTTTAACTAGCTTCTCAGTTAAAAAGTTTTTCCAACGAAGGTAGGCTGCATAGTCCTTACGCCACTTTGCCTCACTATATTCTTCTTGACACTCTTCGTTTAAAAGTTCTGCGGCTTGACTCCATGTAAGCCCATAAAGTTCCAGATTTTCTCCAAGTCGTATCAAGTAAGAATCAAGATCTTCTGTAGGCTTGCGCTTTACTTCAGGAGTGAACGCCATTCAATCACTCCTCATCTGATTCCTCAAAAGCACTTGGGTCAATTTCATATTTTTCTGTTGGTGTAACTGTTACTTTATCACCCTCAAATGTAATTGATACCTTTACAGCGTTTGGATAAAGAGCATACACATCCTCTTTAATTTCATTTAAACTCCGAATTTTGGAAAGTTGATCTTCCATTTTATCATTCTCCCTTGAAAAAGTTTTAAAGTATGTCAGCACATAACTGAGCAAGTGTAGATCGTTCGCCACGAGTTAAAGTTATATGACCAGAAATATTATAGTTCTTTAACTTCTCAGTAATATAAGTTAATCCGTTAGAGTAGATATCTAAATATGGACTATCAATCTGATATGGATCTCCGCAAAGAATCAGTTTGCTATTTTCACCAATTCTAGTGGCAATAGTTTTTACCTCATGTTGACTTAAGTTTTGTGCTTCATCGATAATTATAAACTGTCTTGGAATTGATCTTCCGCGAATATAAGTTAATGCTTCAACTTGAATTACATCTTCATATCCCTGTAGTAAATTATTTAATTCTAAATCATTTTTGCAGTTAAACAGAAATTCTAAATTATCGAAGATCGGTTGCATCCAAGGGCGCAACTTTTCTTCTTTTTCTCCGGGCAAGTAACCAATATCTTTGCCTATTGGAACAATTGGTCTTGCAACAAGTACTCTGTTATATTTATGCTGTTCTAATGTTTGATAAAGACCGGCAGCTAAGGCAAGAAGTGTCTTTCCCGTTCCAGCTTTTCCTGAAAGAGTTACAATAGGAATTGAATCGTCTAAAAGCAAATCAAGTGCCATCATTTGCTGAACATTTTTATGTTTCAGTCCAAAAACTACATCTGATCCATTGTAATTATACAAAGAAATAATTTTGTTCTTTGATTTTCGTCCAATTGCCGTTTTGTTATTATTAATATTTGATTTTAGTAAAAAGAAATGATTGTCTGGAAAGGCTTTTAGTTCAGCGCTAACTTCAATTGATTTTTCTTTATAAAAACCATCAATTAATTCGTCTTCGACATAAATTTCAGAGTAACCTTTGTATAGCTCGTCTTCCGACTCAACGACTTTATCATGCTGATAATCTTCAGATTTTACAGATACAATATCCGCTTTAACACGAACTAATACATCTCTACTGACAAGAATAGTATTAGGATTAATTTTCGCTAAGTCCTTAGCAACAGCTATAATAGCATTATCATTTTTATTATCATGAAAGGTATCAAAAATAGTAGAGTCTTGTTTGTGAATTACTACTTTTAAAAATCCACCATTGTGTAACGGCACTCCATCATGAAGACTAGATTCTTGACGAAGTTCATCTAAAACTCTCGAAATATAACGTGCATTCCGTCCAATCTCATCCATCAATTTTTTCTTTGAGTCAAGTTCTTCAAGAACCACACTTGGAAGCACAATATTATTGTCTCCGAATGAATAAATAGCATTTGGATCAGACAGAAGAACGTTTGTGTCTAAGACGTATGTTTTTTTATTTTTATTCATTCAGTTACCTCATCTTCAGGTAAATTAAAAAGAGGGGTGATAATCACCCCTCTTATATATGTATCAACCCTTAACGGATTCTTTTAGAGCTTTGGCTGGCTTAAATGCAGGCTTTTTAGAAGCAGGAACAGTAACTGCTTCACCCGTTTTAGGATTCCTAGCTGTCCGTTCTTTCGTCTCCTTTACAACGAAACGTCCGAAACCTGCAACGTTAACTTCTTCTCCAGAAGTAAGAGCTTCACCAATTGTCTCAAAGACAGCAGAAACTACAGCTTCAGAATCCTTCTTTTGAATACCTAGGTTTTCAGCTACTTTTTTTACCAATTCAACTTTATTCATTTTATCAATCTCCCTTTATTGTGATTTTTGTTATTAGGAGTGCCAAACTTCCGTTTTTGAAATTTCTAAGTTACGGCTCTCCTTAAAAGACTCCTTATTTTTAAGATATAAAATTATATGGTCGAAAATATTATTGAAAAATCTACGTTTTTTGTTTAAAAGTTTTTGTGATTACATGCAATAAAAGCAAAAAAACCATTGATATATAAGTGATTTTTCTAAAACTTCACATGTTATTTCGATCTTAACTTTCTCATACTTTCTTTTTGCCATTGTTTTTGTTTTAATTTCCAGCAATCATTGCAATATTTCGTTCTATTAGAAGTTTTCTTTATCCTTTTTCCACATGTGTCACAAACAATAGATTTTTCTAATCCAAGTCTTTTTAAATTGTTTTGAATATTACTTACAACAATATCACCAAATGAACTCCAAAATGTTGTTTTAAATTTGCTTTTTCTTTCTCTAAACAAATATAGAATGAAATGATCAACTGCTTCCTGAATATCTATTTCTCTTGAGATACAATATTCTTCCATTTCTTTTCTAATGTCCAAATATTCTTTAACATTATCTTTGGTCGTTTTCTTGTGTATGGAATTAACACCTTCATAAGCATTTTGTTTATCTAGAGAAACATATTTTTTAATTAATTCATCCTCATATGATGTTAATGATGGATCATTCATAAGCATTCTATAATCAAAATCTCCGACATTAATTTTTTTGATAATTAACCTTTTATCAATCACAGATTTCGCAATCCGATTCATTGTACTATTATTTGTTGGAGCGACGTTACTTTCACTTTTCTGTTTTGCATAAATAAAAAAATGGGGTAGTTTTTGTTTTATATAATCAGATATATCTTTTTTGTATCTCTCTGGAATTTCGGGCTTATATAATGTTTTAGCATAATCAATCACAAAATTATTAAAAGCACATAAACGCTTAATAGCATCTAAATTAATTTCATCATTATTCCAAATCTTTGTGATATCATTACTGATAATTCCAATATTCCCCCCTGTGTATGCAGTTACTAGACCCGAATAAATCATCTCTTTTGTAATCATATGATTGTCCGCTTTTCGCATGTTGTAGTGCAAAGGAACAATATCATATTTCTCAATATTTCTTTTTGCAACTTTAACAATACTTTCATCCGCTACTACCAAAAGCTTATCTCCGTCGTTGTCGAACATCAAAATCTTACTTATAGGATCGTGTATGCTGACGTAAATTCCTTTTGTAATAAACCATTTCCTTGTTTTTTCGTTCAAAACATTTTTTCTAATCGCATGTTCCATATAAAGATGAGGGCTTCTTAAACAATCCAACTCTCTTTCATTTTCATATTCAGAAAATGAAACCTCACCCTCATTCAACAAACCGGATGGATTTTCTTTTCCCGAAAATAAATATTCGCAAAAAGCATAAAGATCTGGACAAACGAAAGCATATTTTGATTCAACATCAACTTTCCCGGCTTTGCCTTCCCTCACTAATTTCCGCTTAATTTGCTGTATAGTGTGCTTTGTATATTCATCCTTTAATAACTCAGGATATAGCAGCAATGCCCTTTGGAATGAGTTTAAATCTTGTCTATTTTTACTTACCCCAAATACTTTTAACATCGTCTTTCGATCATGACTTAAATTCGCTATTTTTTCATTCGTTTTTTTGGTAATCTGCTTTATTTCTTTGTCAGTAATATCAATTAGCGTTTGGAGCATTTGATAATTTAACCGTTTATCATCTAATTCATCTTCTTCTTCATTACATATTCCAATCCTTGAATTATGCAATCTAAATAAAGACTTATACTCATCCCAAGAAGAATAATATTTCCACATTTTAAACTGACTCTTAGTAAATATAATCTGAATGTTATCTTTTATAATGTTGTATTCCTTCCCGTATATATCTTTAATAACTGGACTACAATTATGCTCTTTTATATATTTATCAAAAGGGAAGGACACAAGTAATCCTTTAATCCAAGGCATACGAATCATAAAGTTCTTTTTGCTTAATTGAGGTAAAATCATTCCGCAGCCATCAGTATGATTGATTACAACATCTTTTTTGCAACGTGAGATTTCAAATGTATTTTCGTCAATAAAATCTACGACTGTGTCTTTGAGAGTCAGTTCCATATCATCAACAACAATACTTCTGTCTAAATCAAAGAACCATTCGTCAGTTGCACTATTGCATAAGGCTAGATAAGCAAGATATTTGTTAATATTAACTCCATTTAGTGAATTAATTCGTTCAGGAGTAAGACCACACATTAAACTATTTTTATGTTGCTCATATATTTTCTCTTTTATAAAAACTGTCTTCTTTGTTCTTATTTGTCCTGCTGAAGCCGTAAAGCATATGTATTTCTCACCTTTAAATACGAAACCATTAAAGATCAATTCTTTTAGAATATCAAAGAAATATGTTTGTACAACAATTATTTCATCGTTTATCTGATTGATTTTCATATTCAAAGTTCTGGTTAATACAGAATCAAAAACTGATATTATTTTTTTATCTATGACAACATCTTCGGGAAGAGTCCTCAAAATCCCTTTATTTTTTTCAAATTCATCTCGCAGAGAATCTTTAAGATTTTTTATTCTCTTATTTAAATTCGATAAGCGACCCTCAATAATTTTTGAAGGTTCCTGATTAGCTCTTTTTTTTAATTGATTTCTTAAGTAATATGCTCGACTCAATACTTTGTGTATCTTAACTTCCTTGTCCATATAAAAATCATTTGTATCTACAGAGTAAATGTAAACTTGTTTATCCAAACTAATTCTTATTCACCCCTTTTCGAGAAATTTGACCTCTTAAAAGTTGTAATTCCCAATCATCATCAGTATCCAAACTATTCCAATACTCATCTTCACTTTTAAAAGATAATAAATCCCATTCATCTTCATTATGTATTCTTATAATTTCTTGACAATCTTCATCAAATAATTCACATCTTTCATCAAGAACTCCATCATAATAAAGATCTTGCCAACTTAACTTTGAAAAGTTCATACAATCTCTCCTTTTTTATTATTATCGCCCCCTTTGAAAAGTGAGTGTGGCGCAAGAAATCAATTGCAATGTAGCATTGATTTCCATTGTTAAAATACAATATTTTATATCAAAAAGTCAAGGTTTTTAAAAATAAAATATTAAATATTGACTAAAATAAATAATTATAATATAATTTGCTTTGACAGAACATAAACAAGGAGGAGGAAATAAATGCTTGCGCTAGAGAATGTTGAAATTCTGAGAAATAAATCTGTATTCGAAAATATTCAAACTTTTATTCGATACCGCTCTAAAAGAAGTAAGAATACTGCTAAAGCCTACGAAAATGACATTCGCCTATTTTTTAAAATAGTTAAACACAAAGAATTAGAGCGCTTAACTCCAGAAGATTTAAAAATATCTCTCCCAGAAGCTTATGAATATCAAAATGTTCTTGTTGATTCTGGTGAATTTAAAAATAATACTGTCAACAGAAAAGTAAATGTAATCAAAAGTCTGTATTTTTTCCTCAAAGGATGCGAATATAAAGTTAACCCTTTTGTTTTCAAACAAGTAAAGGATCTCCCAGACGACACAGAGAATATTGACTTTCTAACACCCGATGAAGTTTGGTTACTAGCAGATTTGGCATTGACAGAACAAAGAGATGGCCTCAAAAAAAGAGCATTGATTCTTACTGCTGGAACAACCAGCATCAGAAAAAACGCAATTCGAAAATTAAAATTATCCCATTTTAAAAAAAGTGAAGAAAAAGAGAACACATATATTATTGAAACGGACTTCTTTGATAAATCAAAATTAATAAGAAAAGAAATACATGAAAATCTCTATAAATTAATTAAAGAAGCACACGGTAACAAAAGCGAAGATGAAATTATTTTTGATATTAGCAATACGGCAATAGACGAGATGATGAAACGCCTAATAAAAAAAGCTGGTTTTGATCCAAAGAGGAATATAAGCTTTCACAGTTTAAGAAAAGCGGGAGTCATGTGGGTTGATGAATTTACAAATGGAGATATGGTTGCAATTACTGCCCAAGGGAATTGGAGTAGTCCTACAGTAGCCTATAATAACTACATCAATAAAAAACGCAAAGTAAACCTGGCTGGCGTGGGTATGTTTGAATATAATGATGACAGTATTTTTGATGAGTTGACTAGGGAAGAGATGCTTAAACTGTTAAAATCAGTTGGCAATGGTCTTGGGGCGCAATTGAAAAGTAAAGCGAAAGAAATTATTGATAATAGAAGTTGATGATTTTTGAATTTTTGTTTTTCAAAATATTGACTTTTAAAAATAAAATATGTTATATATAAATAGCCAACATATGTTGGTTATTATTTTTTGTGTTAGTAAACTAAAATTAACCGAAAGAGAGGGGTTGCTTTTTTGAATTATAGAAAAATCATCGATCAAAAGGGGTTAAAACACAAATACATAGCTGAAAAGATTGGAGTTAGCAAGGCAATGCTTTCATTGTTTTTATCAGGACAAAGGAACCTTTCTCAAGAAAAGAAAATGAAATTAAATAAAATATTGAATATTAAATAAAAAAAGGAGAGAGTCAATGTCAACTATTGAAACAACATTAATGCCAGAAAAATTAATTTATCAAAATGGAGATTTTAGGATTTATGCTTGCTCAACTAAAGACCCTACGGTTCAATTAAATCAATACGGAAATTGTTCGATAAAAGGCATAATGCCAAGACTTGACCTTGGAATCGAATATAAAGCAATACTTGAGTTAGCTGAAA